AAATCAGCCAGCTTGTTAGCCCGCTCTTGCTGTGCCAAGACATTGCGACGGTCTACCGCAGCGTCGTAGCCACGCGCTAAAGCGTTGGTCTGGTTTGGGTCAATAATTCCATAGTCAACAAGGCCGCTCATTGAAAGAACCCCTTAATTTTGTTTCCTACCGAAGACCAATCCGTATTTAACGCTTCGTCTAACGCTTTACCTTAAGTTCCATATTGGCTGGCAGCAATGTTGCCTTTAGTCAGATAAGCATTTGCTTGGTTTGCCCCGCCGGTCATGGCGATGTTGCCTGCGTTCGTACCGTAATTTCCCGCAGCCCCAGCCAGTTGATTGGTGGCCGTCTGACCCGCTCCCATCAGGCTTTGCAGCGGTTGCAATTGGTTGGCACGGTTGATCTGGTAGCGGTCAAAAGCGTTCTGGTATTCTTGCGAGCCCAAGTCCTGCCCGTACCGCTGCGCAGCCTTCAACGCCCCACCAGAGATTAGCCCACCACGCGCTGCTGCTTGGCGGTCTAGTGACTTCAGACCTTCGCTCATCCGAAACGCATAGCCTGGGTCGGCTTGGAAATTCTGCATTGAAAAGTCGCCAGCGTATTTGCCATACCGACTGCTGCCGGTGTTTGGGCCGAGCCCTAACAGGGTATTCAGACGCGTTTGGGCTTGCAAACCCGACAGCCGGAATGGTTCTTGTCGAGCAATTTGCTCGTCATACAGTTGTCTTTGCAGCGCGTTCTGCTGGTTGAACATCCGCTCTTGCAGATCAAGAGCGTACCGTGCTGATTCAGCCTCGGTGTCCGCAGCCGAACTTATAGCTTTGGCCTGTTTATTTGCGCCTGCTATGTCTCCAATTGCGTTAATTACACCGGACGCATCTTTTGCAACGCCGGTTACTTTTTTAACCGCTTTTTTAATGCTTTTAAACCAACCCATGAGGTGTTCTCCAATTATGTAACTTCGCGCCCAGACACCCGAATGTTGATCGCGCTGGCCGTGCCAGCAAGGGTCGAGATGAACGCAGACGGCGACAGCACTTGGCCGACAAGCTCGGGAAAAGTGTACACCTCAGACGGTTGCAGCGTGCGGGCTTTGGTAATCAGGTTGTCGTTGCCCGCCGTGCCCGCCGCCGTGACCAAGTTTACGCTAATCGTGGCCGCGCTGGCGCTGTAGTTCGTTGCGGTAAACTTGTCAATGATCGTCGTCACGCCCGTCGCGGTGTACTGCGTGGTCTGCGTTGCTTCAACGGTCTTGGCCGGAACCAAGACTTTTACGGTAACGGTCATGCGCTCACCTGTGCGGCAGCAACGAACAAATCATCAACCTCGGTGTCGGTCAGGCCGAGCATGGTTGCCAGCGCGTTCAGCGTCGGGCTGGTGCGCTCCCAATCCGTCGCATTTTCCCAAGCCAACCGCTGGACGTTGTTTTGATCCAGCGTGTTGATGTAGGTTCTGACGGTGTCCAGATACCCACCAGCCGCAAGTACGGCGAGGGCTTGGAAGCGCGTCACCGTGCTGGGGATGGGTGGCGGTTGGGCGATGTAGGGCTCGGGCGTGTTGCCTTCGGCGATCCATGCTAGGTATTGCTGGTAGTCGATGTTGGCTGGGTCGGCGGGGATATATGCGCCGTCATCAATGCGGATAATAGAGGTTGAGGCGGTTAGTTTGTACATGGTTTACAACTCCGAAACAAGCGAACAAGTGTCTACATAATAACCAACGGCGGTTGCATTTGCGTTTTTAGAAGCGCTACCGCCATAGGTTCCGGTCATTGAATATGTACCGGCACTTGAAGGAAAAGATGCTGTCGTTTGAGTGTTAATGTATGTAGCAGTTGGCGTTGCTCTTAATTCAACTTTTGACGCAACTACACTTACATAAGAATTTGCGGTGGTTACGTTTGCCGACATACCGTGCGTAACTATTTGATAGTACCTTTGGCACAAAGCCAACTCCATCCCGTAAGGACGTTGCTCAAATGGCGTGGCGACGGGGCCGACTTCGAGTTGGACTTGAGCAATACTGACGGTCTTGGAGGCTTGTCCAATGGAACCTGAGCGGGTGTTGAAGTTGGTTCCAGCGTCTAGCCAAAAATTTAAAAACGTATAGCTTGTATTGGCTGTTGTGCCAATGGTTTTTCCATTAATAGAGGGCACAGTAAAAGTTTTGCTGTACTGAGTCCAAGTGGTGGTGAGTGCTTGCGCTTGTCCTGTTCCAAAAACATTTGATGAAGGACTGCCGCCAGTTCCAAAATTTTGTGCTATCTCCAAACCAATAGAAGGGGTTCCTGATGCTGCTTTTGCCCAAAAGGAAACTGTGACCGTTTTACCAGCAAGCAAGCGAACATCTTCAATAAATTGGCTAATTACAGTATTATTGGCTGCGTTAGCAACAGATGTGACGGCAATTTGAGTAAAATACTGCGCCCCACCCGTATCGTAAAGAGTATCTCCAGAAACAAACGATCCCTGAGTAGTTGAAAACGTGTTTCCTATCGCATCATTACGCCATCTATCAGGTGGCCCATAAGCGCCAGCCGTAGTAACCGCAGTCGCCCCACGCTGAAATATCCCCATATTTCCGTTAATGACGTAGTTGCGTAGAGATATTGCCCCCCCATTCAATGATGCTATTTGCACGTTGCCTGTAAACGCGCCTGACGCAGCAGTAAGCGCCCCGCTAAACGTAGCGGTAGTTCCTGATACTGGGCCGCTAAAAAGACCGTCATTTATAGAAGAAACATTGTCTACAGTCCAGATCAGCGCATTGTCGGCGTCGTACAGCGCCAGTTTGTACAGCACACCGCTAGTCAGCCAGACGTTAGCTTCACCACGGCTGTCAAGAATGACCGGGTTGGTGTTGGCAATAGTACCGGCGTAGGTCGTGTACGTCGCCAGAGGCGTCGTGGTACCCGCAGCGTATGAGTACAATTTCCCGCCAACCAATGGCGCGCCGTTGTTGGTAAGGAACTGGGCTTTGGGTGCTGGTGTAAGTACGGCGGTCATAAGAGCCTCAGGTTGCGTTCAAACCAACCCCAAGGGTTGTTGACGAGTCGTTAACAAGCGAAACAATTAACTGCTTCAGTATCAGCACATCAGCCGCCAAAGCGTTGACCTTTGTGGCAATTGCATCTGCTTGCGCTTGCGTGGCAAATCCGTAGGGGGCGACGTTTGTCGCCGCTGTGGTGACAAGGTTTGTAAAAGTCGCGTTAGGGATAGTTCTCGACGCCGTGGCGTAGGTCTTTGTGTAGGCTGCCGCTTGTGCAACGGGGGTTGTACCAAAGAAACCTAATTGCAATGTAGGTGTGGCGTTTTGGGTTACTTGAATAACCGTTCCTGAGTCCGCGCCCAAATAGATGCTGCCACTTGGAACCCCAAAACCGGAAACAATCGTAACCTCTCCACCTTGTCCGGTAACGGACGCTCCCGCCAACATAGTAAAATTGCCGCCAGCACCAGACGACGCGGCTGCGCCAGCGTTCATCTCAAAGTTGCCACCTGACGCCGTAGTAGTCCCCAAACCAGCGTTCAAAACAAAACTGCCGCCAACGCCGGTTGCCCCGTTGCCGTTTCCAGAATTAAAAGTTACGTTTCCACCAAAAATTGTTCCGTTGGCAGCGGTAAAACCTAAATTTCCACCAGTTTGGCCGGTTCCAGTACTGAATGACAATCCGCCGCCTGTACCTGTACCTAACGCAGTACCGCCAGTAAACTGCAACCCGCCCCCCGCGCCATTAGCCGCGCTGGCGTTCTTGCCCAGAAGCCGCAAGGTGCCCGCAACCGTTGCCCCCGTAGGCGCAAGCGTCTCAATGGTGGTAGTTGCCCCCGCAGGGCCAACGGTGAAGGTGTTTGTGCCTGTGTCGTAGGTAAAGTTGGCGCTTGCCCCAAACGCGCCCGCGTTGTTGTACTGAACTTGGGTAGTAGACCCGGCGGGGGCGGTTACCGGCGGCGAGGCAAACGTACCATCAGCCCGCAAGAAGTTGGCTGTGCCGCCGCCGCTCGCGGGGGCCAAGCCGGCCGTTGATGAGGTAAACACCGCGTTGACCGCATCAACCAGCGGCGGCCCGACTTGCAAATCAGACAATGAAAAAGTGTTAGAGCCTTCGCCGGTCAACGTAAATATATTGATAAAAAACCGATACCACTCGCGCGACATCAAGCCGGTTTTTTCATCAATGATCGGCACCCGCAGCGCGGGAATCTGAGTGATGTTGTTAGGCATTGGTGCCGCTCACTTGAAGTTCAGCGCCCATGATAGCGATCTTCACCGGGTCGGTGCCGGAGACTTCATACACCCGATCACGCAGCTTGAGCGTCATGCCCAAGCGCCGCCAAAACACGCGGTGGCTGAACTGACCGATCTCACCCATGTCGGCCCAATGCTCGTTGCTCCAAGTGTGCCCGCCATCGTCTGACCACCGCAGCATGACGCGGGGCTTCATCATCTCTGTTGTGTCTATTGCATCAAGATAGTCAAGCCCGACGCCAGACTCGCAATCCAATTGCAACGCATGGTGCGCGGTGCGCTTGAGGTCGTTCTGCCCCGTGGGGATTGCCCGCCAAGACCGCAACCACTTCTGAATTTCACCGTTGTCGGCATAAACATCCAGATCAAACGCATAGATGTTGCCGTTCTCGTAGTCGCCAACAATGATTGTTCCGCCAAAGTTGCATTGGCAGTTTGACCGATGCCGGGTGAATTCACCATCTGCAAACCCTGCACGCTCATGCCACGCGCTGGTCGCCACATCAAACACCCAAGTGGCTTCCGCAAAACTCAGCACATAGAAGGCGTGACCTTCTTGCTGGTAGGTGTAAGCCACAGCCGTGGAGATGTCAGCGTACTGAGCGATAGCGTACTCAATGGCGTGCGTGCTGACGCGCTGCGCGTTATAGCCAGCGGTGCGGTAGACGATGCCTTGGCCGCGAGCGTCGGTGCCCAGCCAGAACAGCGAGTTGTCCAATTTGGCAACAGAGTAGGCCGCAACGCATCCGACCTCGCTGAACGCGCCTTGGATGCGCGTGAGGGGGAAGTCGGCCAACCCTGCGTCGTACCAAACTTCTACCGAGTCGCTGCCAAACAACCACGCCTCGCGGTTGTTGACATTGACGGCCACTAGCCCGTCAGGCGATCCTTCCGCGCTGGCAAAATCCAGCGGATCAACGCTAGTGCCTTCAAGAAGTTCAGTAACCCAAATTCGCTGGCCGCTTGGCTCGTTGAAAACAAAGTAGCCGTCCAAATAGCCAACCGTCTTCGCACCAGGAAAGTCAATGTCGGTGATTTGCTGGAATACGTTGGTAACTTCGTTATAAATGTAACTTGGGCCATTGCAGGCAAAGAACAACTGCGTGCCGTTGTCGGCAATCGACACGGGGCCAGTACCAGACACATCACCCAGCTTGACCGGCGTGCCGGTGGTGGAGGTCAATTTGTAGACCTCTGTGCCTGACACAACGTAGAAATCTGAGCCGTTGGTTTGGTGCGCCCACAACGCGCGAATTGGGCCGGTGCCCACGGCTTGAAGGAAACGCAATCCAGGCGCTCGGTTAAGAAACGCAGGCTCTTTGCCGCCTTCTGGAATAACTTCTGGGAACAAGTTGACCATGCGGTTAGCCGCAGCGTTGACGCTGCGAGCCACATAGCTAGAACCCAGAATGGGCGTGTGCATGGTTGCGCCTTAGTAGTTAGCGTGATAGCATTTATGCATCATTACTAAGGATGCAAAATGACATTGACGGCAGCGCAGTTGAAAGAAACGCTTGATTATGACGCTAAGACAGGCGCGTTTGTATGGAAAATTCGACCAAGCAGAGCGGTCAAAGCAGGCGATGTCGCGGGGTGTGTTGAAAAACGTATCGGATACATCACCATTGGCGTCGCTGGCCGCATTTACAAGGCGCATCGTTTGGCGTGGTTGTACACGCATGGGGAATGGCCTAAAGGTCTGATAGATCACATC